ATCTGGCCGACCGTCGCGCCGGTGATGCCCATTCCCACGCCGTCCTTGCTTTCTAGGGCGAGGACGGCATCTTGTATATCATTTAAGTTAGCCGCAGTTATAACCGTTTTGCCGCTCACATAATCTATCTTTGTAAGTGCCATCTGTAATCCTCCTTTATCCGGCAATTGCCTTAATTGGGTGTGCGGCCAGATAATCAGCAACCGCCTTGGCGATGTCATCCGGGTCTACGCCACCCATCCCCTTGATAAGCTCCATGATCTGGTCGTACACGTCTGGCGTGGGGTTGGCGGGAGCGCCGCTGGCAGACCGCACAGATGACAGCGCCCGCAGGAGCGCCATGCGGCTGGTGTGGATGTCCCCGGCGTAGAGTCCGATCTGCACACATCCGGGCACAGGCACCGGAGGCAGAGCCACGCTGGCACCTGTAAACACGGCGTCGGTGTAGGTGCCGTCCATGTAGATCACGCGCATGGTCTTGGTGTCGTATGCGCTCCACTCCTCGTCCAGGTCCCAGTGTACGATATAATCGCTGTTGTCGCACACAACGGTTGTCCCGGCGGTGCACACCGGGCGCTTATCGGTAACGGTAATGCTGATATCAGGCATGTAATACACTCCTTTATGCCGTCCTGCGCCATGTGTACACGGCCAGGTACGGCGGCATATTGTTGTGGGCCTGGCCGCCGCAGTTGGACGTAGCCTTGCCCGTGTAAGCGTTGTACTGGGTACTCGCAGCCTTATACAGGCGGATGGCGTTGACGCCCTCCGTAATGCTCTGACCCGTGTAATCGTAGCCGTGAGTGTGGTTTGCCATCTCCGCCGCCGTCAAGATGTGCTCCTCCTCGCCGCCGGTGGAGCCAGCCGCGTGAGAATCACCAGCCGCCAAAAGGAACACGTCCTTGACCTGCTCCCACGTCCCGCCGAACAGTTCCGCCGGGGAGGTGGAATCTGTGGACTGGAAGATGCTGCCGACGGGGTGGAGGTAGTCCAGGAGAACTTTCCCCAAATACCGGATGGGCCACTTGAAGTCTACCACCTTTTCGCGCTCAGCCACGCCGCCGAAACAAACCCCGGGCAGGGAAAAATTTATATTCATCGGGACCGAAACGGTGGGGATGGTGATCTCCCGCGTTACCGTGGTGCCCAGGGAGTCCGTAGCTTTGACCTGTACAACGCTGGTCGTGTCCGTACCAAAGGCAACCAGATACACGGTTTTCGCTCCGGAGGTCTGGCCGGTCAGGTTGCTGGCCCCGGTGACCTCCACGGTGGCCTTGTTTCCGGTCAGCTGGATGGATAGCGTAAACGTCAGTTTGATATCATCGCCCATGGCGTTATCGGTCCATGTCCCGCCGGAGTAGTTGCCACGCAAAAAGGTCAAATCCTGGATTCCAGGGCCGCTGTACGCGTTCACGGCGATGTTCTGGGTAACAGATGCCGTGCGCCCTCTGCTGTCCGTGACGGTGGCTACAACGGCCATTGTGCCGCTTCCTGTAAGGGTATTCGCCCCGTCCGGGCTGGCGGCTTTCCCGCCGATGGTCAGAGACTTGGCCTTGATGGTACTGCCATAAGACCCAGCAGCGGAAAACGTGGCTTTCAGGGCGCTCTTGCCCTGCACCCAGCCGTATGTGGGCTGATACCCAGAGGTGTCGGACAGACTCACGGACAGGGTTGGGTTTACTGATGCAGGGATGGATGCCGTCAGTGTGGTCGTGTTGGTGCCCACCACGGCGTCCCCGTTGTAAGTGGTAATCTCCGCCGTGATGTTTACGGAGATTCCAGACGTATTCTGCGCGGCCCAATCCAAGGGCGGCGTATACGATATGGATGTGGCGCTGGATTTTGTCGCCACAGTTACCTGTGCCGCAGAGCCGCACTTGAGTTTGATGGTGTGTGTAAAAGTGCTCACGGCCCTGGTCACTACAAGCGTACCGGCAGAACCCAGCACAAGTCCGGTCGCTGAAACGGAAGATGCCCGGGGGATATCCGGGAGATTGACCGTGCCGGAAACCGTCAGGCTGGACGGCGTGTAAGATGACGTAAACCCGCTGTGCCAGTCCGCAGAAAGAACCACAGACCCCTTGCCCATATTGTTATGAGCAACGGTGATAGACTTGCTGCCCAGCTTGTACCAGCCCCTGGAATTGTACCGGTACGGGTTATACACCTTGGTGCCTTGCAGAGTGTAATAGCAACTATTGGCGTCCAGGTTGAAGCTCTCTCCGGTGCCGTCATAGATGTACAGCGTAAGAGACAGTGTGGACTTGTTGTCTGCGATACTCTGGGATACGCTGTAATCCAGCCGCAATTGCCAGCCGGTGGCCGATACCGGCCCATAAATGCTTGCCATCAATTCACCCCCACGAAGGACACGGAACCGTTGGGCTGTACGACAATGCCCATAGGTCCCAAGCGGAACTTGCTCAGCTCCACCAGCTCAAAGCTGTTGTTGTTCCAGTAGGCCAGGAGCGTCCCGGACGTATCGTAGAATCCGATCTTGTCGTTGTATTCCTTTAGGACAATTTCCGACGCAGAAGAACCAATGCGTAGCACCGGATGGCCGTCATCGTCAATTCCCGCCTCGATGAAGTCCGAAAGCGTCTGGCCGTTGACGGTGACTCTTTCGGCAGACATTTGCCCAGCGGTGATGACATTTGCGTTGATCTCGCCGTCCATGGTCAAGGCAACACCGGAAATGGTATTTCCGCCGTCCTTGGAGAATCCCAGCCCGCCTGTGGACATAATCCACATCCGGGTATTGGGCGTAATGGTGGGCGTATCTCGCAGGGTCCACCCGATGGGGAAGCCCTGATCGTCCAGAGTCAGCTCGTAATACCCTCCCTTTGCCCCGATGATCTTTTGCGTAGCGTTCTGCATGGCCTTGGTAAGGCCCTCATAAGCCCGCTTAATTCGCTGCTCTGTGGGACTTTCCATGGCGTAATCCGCGTCCTGTGGGGCGTAACTGTGCATCGTAGAGGACAGGCCGCCGTACAGGTGAATCTCCTGCTCCATAACGCACACATCAAGCCATTCGCCGGTATCACCCTCCACCCGGATAACGTCGCCAACCTCAACAGACGGGTCGCAGCGCCATTTTACATCGCAAGGCTGGAAAGATATCTCTACCTCCGGCTGAATCAGGTCCGCAACGGCCTGGTTCATGTATGGGTTTGTAGATGTGATGCCCAAGCCGGTGCCGGATGTAATGGGTTCATCTTCCGTCCCGGTGGTGAGGCTGGATACCGTGTACAGACCATCTGCCGTGCGGGTCAGGCCGGACATATACTGCTGCTCCCGACTGACTTGGAAGGTAGTATTCTCGTACCACTTGAACACCAGATTGCCGTCCCGGTCGAAATGCGCGGACTGTCCGCACAGCCCAGCCAGCCACCCCAGTTGCTGTCGGATGGCCCCCTCAAACACAGACTCGATTGTCATATCCGGGAAAGTCACCGTTGGGGGAGTCAGGCCGCTTTGCGCACACAAGTCCGTCAGCATAGCGTCTGGCGTGGCGGGGAACTCGATTTGCGGGGTGTACTGCTCCGTCAAAGATGCCATCTGGTCATAGCCGGTGATTTCCCAGCCATACACCAAATTTTCTACGCCGTCTGCGGGGATGTAGTATCGGCCCAGGGGGACATATTCCACCACAGACGCTGCGGTGCTTACACCGGCGATTGCCTTGCCGGCCACAGCCTGACCGGCGATGGCTGTTGTGCCTGTATCACCACCAGGAACGTAGATGCCGATATACGGTACAAAGTACCCACCGGACAACTGCAGCGGCTCATCCGGCTTGTAAATGCGGATTTTGCACCGCCCGGAACAGGCAGAGCCGACGGAGATTCCGTCCGAGGAGTCAAACGCTGGTGTTGCGGTGATCTCCTGAACGTATTCTCCGTCCAGCTCCGTCTGCCCGTTAAAAATCACCTTGGCCTTGATCTCACGGCCATAATCCGAAAAAGCGAAGTGAAACGCAGATGAGACATTGTACATTGCGTCACCTCTCCACGAAGTTCATAGCCAGACTTTCCCATCTCCATTCCCCATCGATGCAGGAATACATGGGCGTGGTCCGGTCGCCCACATAGCACGTCATAGTGCGGTTCGTGCCGTCCTCCGCATCTGGCCCTGTCGCCTGGAAAAATACGTCCGTGACGGCTTTCAGGATTGTGGAGCATTGTTCAGCAGTCAGGGGGGGCCATTCCATGGTCCACTTTCGTTTCCTGGCCACCCTGTCGCGGAACGCATCACCATTTTGGTTCCTTCCGGAACCGTCTGCATCTACGTCCTGTAATCCCCAGGAAAAAGACTTAGGGTCAGAGAGCGGCACAGTAGTTCCGTCTTTCTTTTTTACCGTGATGATTGCCATGTGCCCCTCCTTACGCAAACAGGGGAGATTTGCCGGTTGCCCGGACCACCTCTTTGTTCTTCTTTACGACGTTGCGATACACCACGTCGCCGTCCATATTGATAGTAATGTTAATATCCCCGGACACTCCATCCTTATTGGACATAGCGGACATTACAGCGCGGTACACGCCGTCAGACACGGCGGAAACGATTTGGTCATTGTTCGCAACGGCTGTCCGTCTGCCGATGTTGCCCACCATCTCTGCGCCAGCTTCACGCGCAACAAACAACTGGCCCTCGTTGGGGAAACCGCCTTCGGCGAACTGTTTAATCTTCGGGATGTTTACCAATCGCTTATTAAAAGCCGGTATGATTTGAACGCCACCGATCTTCAGACCCTTGAAGTCCAGATGGAACATCTCATTTACCGCATCAATCACGACATTGACGATGGAGATAATCCCGTTGGCCATCTTCTTTACAAATCGGGTAATAGGGTTGTCGTCCAGCTTCCATGCGGCGTGAGACGACGCAAGCCCGGCGGCAAGCACGGCAAGGCCGAGTCCAATTCCCGCGCCAGACAGGAGCAGCAAAACGCCGAGAACCATAAGCGCACCGCCAACAATACCAGCAATATAAGAGATCGATTTTTTCAGGAACTTTGAGACGGCGTCCAAGTTTAGCGCCGCAGCTGTCGCGAGGCTTGCCGCTCCGATTACCATCAGAGCAATGCCCAGAGGGATGTTTACTCCAGTAAACGTAAGCAACGCGCCGAGTGCCAACTGCGCGGCACCAAGTATCACCATAACGGTGGTGATTGTTTTTTTCACTGAATCGGGCATTTCGTTCCACTTTGGAACAATTGCTGTGGCCAGCACGAACGCGCCAGCCACCATCAAGGCAATGCCCAGCGGGATATTCGCCCCGGAGAAGGCCAAAATAGCGCCTACCGCCAGTGCGCCCAATGCAACAAATGTGACCAGCCCGCCGATGATTTGTCGGACATCTTCCGACAGTTTATCCCACGTCAGTGTTTGAGACGCAATCAGTTCCGTTGCACCAAATGCCATAAGGCCGATGCCGATGGGAATATTTGCCCCGGAAAAAGCAAGGATTGCGCCGATAACCAGAGCCGCAGTTCCGCTTACAAGGTCAATGTTTGCGATGGCATTTTCCAAAACATTCTTCACGGCATCCGGGTTATCTTCGTTGCCGGAAATCATCAGAGCAAGGCCACTTGCCATCATGGCGATTCCGGCGGGCACGTTAATCCCGGTAAAAGCGAGAATCGCACCAATAACGAAATCAGCCGCGCCTAATGTGGCTTTGATTTCTGCAATGTTGTCTTCGATTGTCTGTTTGATCTCAGAAACCTTGCTTTGAACAGCCCCAGCCAGGAAATCGTACTCGGGCAAATCAATCCCAAGTCCACCAGAGCCGGTAATGCCAGCATCCGTTTTGCCGGAAGAACCCATGTTGGACGGCAAGATGTTCAATTCGTCAAAGCCCATGGTGTAGCGCTTAAATTCCTTGGCAGCATCTACCGCTGCATCCATGTTGTCCGAAAGCTCACCGGCGGCAACAGCCCCACGATTCACACCATCCCAGTCAACGTCCGTAAGCTCAAACCCGAACAGTTTAGCCAGCGAGTTCGCTAACTCGCGGACAATTTGCAGAAACGCAATGACATAAGGCAGAACCTTAGTCAGAATCGGGATAAACAGATTGCCGATTGCACGGGACACCTGGGTAATTTCTGCTCTAAGCACACGCAGCTGGTTCGCAGGAGCTTCCAGGGTTCGGGCCATGTCGCCCTGTGCGGTAGTCACCTGTGTCATAATAGCGTAGTACCGCAGTTCTGCTTTTTCCGCCTGATTCATGGCGGAAACGCTCTTGGTAATACCAAGATTCAGCGCTTCCTGCTGCAATCGCGCAACAGACAGGTCATAGCCCAATCTTCGCAGGGGCTCCAGTTCGCCTGCAATGCCGGATTGCAGCTTCTGCATGGAGTCCTCAATAGAGATATTGAAGAAAGAGGACAGGTCATAGCCTAACTGTGTCAGGTTTTTGCTCATGGTGTATGCCCGGTCCTCTGTATCGCCAAATCCGGTCAAAAGTGTTTGGAACACGCCCTGGTTCCGCATCCACTGCGCCGGATCGATGCCCATCACAGAAGATACTTTTTCTGCGTAGTTCTGCGCTTCCTTTGCGTATTTACCCAGCGCGACGTTGAACAGGTTCAGGTCCTCCTGGTATGTGTTGGATTCCGTGATAGCCGTTCCGATAAGGCCCACCACGCGCCGCAGCCCAGCATACAAAATTCCGAACCGAATCATGCCCGTAGCTCTGCTGAACATGCTCGTTCTGCGCGTCCCGCGCTGAACGGCGGCGTTGTACTGGTTTACCATCGTAATGGCCCGCTGGAGTCTGGCTGGTAGCGCAGCAAATCCCGTTCCGAGCCGCTGCATCTCGTCAGACAACGGGCGAATCGCCGCCGCAAGCTCCTTCATTTGGCGGTTAAACTTATCCAAGTCCGCCGCATCAAGCTCACGCATGACCTCCGGGAGTTTGCCGAGTTGGCTAATAAACGATGTGAGATGGGAACGTCCCAGTTCGGAGAGCGGGCGCATACTGTCTGCAAGGGCAATCAGCTTATCGCCGTCCGTTGTCTTGATTTGGCTCAGCGCCGTAGAAAGTGCGGCGATCTGGTTCGGCACGGAACTGGAGATTTTGACGGCGCTGACCTCACTTAGGCTTTTCAGTCCGCTGGTCAAGGACCGAATTTTCTGGAGCTTATCTGCGCTGGTGTTCTCCAGGGCCTTGTTCAGGGAGTCCAACTGCCTGGCAGTAGTGCGCAGAGCCGACACGCCCCCGGATGTGGCCGTTTTCAGACGAACCAGGGTATTTTGCAGCTTTTCCAGGGACGCTACAGCACTGTCGCTGTTTTCCTTAATTTGAAACTCAATACCCTGGATTTCCACATTATCCGCCATTCTTGCCACCTCCCTGTTCGAATCGTTTGTTGTTCGCGATCATAAACATCTCCATGACGGACCGCGCCTTCTTGTCGCCTTGCTCCTGTTTTTTGGGCTTTTCGCTTTGTGCATACAGGTCGTATGGGGAATCACGGTACGGCTTTGGCCTGGTGCCCTTCTTGCCACCCATGCGGAGAATGGGCGCCAAGTCCGCCACGGCTTCATAAATGTATGCACCGTGCAGCCATGCGGTTTGGTTTGTCAAATCGCGTTTAATCTTCGCTGCTTCCCGGTAATATTTGACCAGTTCGCAGTCCTCGTCCCAGTACTGGCTATAAGTCATGCCAATGGCCAGATAATATGGAAACAGCTCATAGAATTTATCGGAATAGCGGGGGATTGGCTCCCCCGCTTTATTAGACGGCGACTCGTTTACCAGTTCGCCGTCCAGGTAGGGTTTTCCTCGCTTTCCGCAGGCTCGTCCAGCAGGGCGATGATGGGGTCGTTGTACATCTCAACCAGCTTGCCGATCAGTTCGTCCTTCTTGGACATGCCAGCGTAAATCCTGTCGATCACATCGCGCTTAACAAACCGATGATGAGCTTTAAAAGCTCCAGCAAACAGCGCGGGAAGACTGGTCATGGGTTTGCTTTCGACTTCGGTCGCAACAAACCCTTCTTTCTCCATCAGTTCCACGGTCTTCCGGGTATATTCCAGGGTGTACGCAATGCCAGTCACGGGGTCCTTAACAGTAAGCGTCTTTGCCATGTTCTGTTTCCTCCTTATTCGACATCCAGGTTGATTACGGTCGAGGGGGCGATGGTGATAGCCATGCCCACAACTTCGTTGACACCGCCGCCGGTGGGGTACACGGACAACTCGCCCTTAAAGCTGAACTTGCCGTCCGTCCCGGAAGGAGTCAGCGTTCCCGCGCTTTCGGTTCCGCCGAACCATACGGCGTAATCCTCCTGCTTGCCCTCCAGCGCCTTGAGCGACTTATAATCGGTCAAGGTGTAGTTGGCGGTGAAGGACAGGCCGTCCATGGACTGGATGCCCGCGATGAAGGTCTGCATCTTGTCGGAAAGCGTGGTGGTTTCCAGCATGTCGGGGTCGCCACCCAGATCGGGGAACTCTTTGATGTCGATCAGTTTCGCCCACGAAGCGGCGCTTGCAGTCTTGTGCATCAGAAAAACCTTGTAGGTAGAGATAGCGATAGGTCATCATTCCTTTCTGTTATCGTCTGAAAATAGTGGCCCCGTCTGTTTCCGCCCTGTATCTGGCAACAAGACGGTAGATAGAGGCGTTTTCCATGTTCGGGACCGGGGACATGGAAATCCTTGTGAAGTTACGCGCATACATCATCCTGTCGATGTCTGCCATGATGGAACGGCATTCACTCTTTTTCCTGCCAGTTTTGTTGGAGTAGACGTTTACCTCGTACATCAGTACGGAATATCTCTCGCTTTCGGATGAATCTAAACGATTTGCGGCGGTGTAATTGTCCTGCTCCACAATGCTGGCATGTGGGAATTTAGGGGGCGCATTGATATACTCCCCGGCCACGTCAATGCCCGGGTATTTCTCGCGGAGCTGTTCCGCGATTGGCGTATACACCTTGCTTTCGATGTCGATCATCGGAACACCTCCTTGACCAGGGCTGGGAGCCTGTCTGAAAGCTCCTTTACCGTGTCGTACATGGACATGTTGGCCGGGTTGCCGTGAGTAAGAACCACCGTATTGCCGGTTTTGGGGTTCGTTTTCTCAACTCCGTTTGTTCCGGGGTCCCCGTAGTAGCCCCACGTCCTTTGCTTGCCGTGACCCTTTCCGTAAGCGCCGCGAACCATGCCGTTTCGCGCGGCTTCCGGGTGGTTGTCCGGGTACATAACGCCAGTGCCGAATTCAATAAACAGGACGGACGCACCGACAGCTACTACCGCCGCCGTGCGTCCGTCCCGTTCTTCGATTTTTACATTCGCGTCGTTTGTCCCGTCGTATACGGCAGACTCAAATTTTGCGGATGCGATATCATACCCCATGGAAGAAAGCTCTCGGAGAAGCACATTCGCCCGGTCCTCCAGCCATGTCCGGTAATCCTCGACTACGTCAATCATCCGTTGAATGCCCGCAGCGGACAGCGCCGTCTTTACAGTCCTTTTCACGACACATTCACCTTGCTGACGGCGATGGAAACCAAATTCAGAGACTTGGCAATTTGCTTTACAACGTAGTCATAAAGCGGTTTCCCGTCTTTATATTCCGGCTTTTTGTCAATAAAAAGTACTGTATTTTCGTCTATGGGGCAAGCCGTATCATCTGTGATGATCACCTTGTCATAGGAGATGAACTGCCCAAACTGCTGAATCTGCGCATACCCGGCAGCCGGGGAGATATTGGCTTCCATTTTCACCGGGTCCGCGTATTTCACGCTTTTTTCTCCGGTTTCGTAGCCATTAGCGTCCTTCTCCAGTTCTGTCCCTCGGTACAAAAGATACCAGCACGGCCTTTTGTTTCGGTTCATGATTTTCATCCTTGCACCTCACATGGTGGCCGCAAACGGCACGATTTCCCGCATAAGAGAAGGCGGCACATCGCCGCCCTCATAAGACCTGGAAACGCCATTTTCGCTATGCGCTGTTTCCCCCTCTGCTCCGCGCTTGTTGATGAGATATGCGGCGATCTCAATTTGGTTGATCTCGTAGCATGCGGGGACAGCAGTGGCATCTGTCCCGAACGGAAACGCTCTGCGGAGAATCTTGCTGGCCGCAATATTCAGATACGCAGAGAGAATCGATTCGCTTGTCTCTCCGGTCATGTCTCCCAACATGGCCAGTTTTTCTTCGTCGCGCATCTCATACCCCCAGATTAGCCGGTGACAGCTTTGGTATTAACGGGATTGCTGGCGTCGTTGGCGATGAACACGCTGCGGCTGTAGGTGGGCTTGGTAAAACTGGTGGCGATGCCGGTAAACTTGCCGTGATACCACTCGGGGCCATGGTCAAGGCCGATCTGGCCGAACAGCTGATACTTTTCGCCCGCGCCGGTCTTTGCCAGCTGTTCCAGGAAGAAGTTACCCTTGCCGGGCACGGGCTGGAACACGGGGGAAATAACGTCCAGGTTCAGCAGCAGAGCGGTGCCAGCGGGCAGGCACTCGCCAAGGTACAGATACACCACGCCCAGGGGAGTAACCACGCTGGATAGGGAAATGCCGTTGATTTCACGCGAATCGGGCACCACGGTCAGTCCATTCTGAACAGCGTCGGCGTTGATCTGGAACATGGTCACAGCGTCACACCACAGGCAAAGGCCATCGGTGGGGGCGTTCTGCCCATAGATCTTCTTCACCATGTCGGCAATTTCCCACAGGCCCAGAGGCTTGCTGGCCATAGCCGTGACGTTAGTGGTGACTGCGGTAACGAGACCACGGGTTTTGTTGATCTTGGTGTCATCGGTGGCCTTGTTGTACACGCCGTTAATGAACGTGTACTCAATGTCGCGGTTGATCTTCTGCATCTTGGCGGCCACTTGGAAGTCCAGTTCATTAATGGGGTTTGCCTGTTGACCAGCTACGTTCAGGCCAGACAGGGTGCCCATATTGGACTGTTTGGCATAGGAGATGCCGACAGCCTCATGAAAAATCTGGGTAACGTTCGTTTGCTGCTCCCGGGTCACAATGGAAGCATCGGGGGCGGTCAAAGACGCAGATTCGGAGATGGCGGGCTGTTCTCCGCCGCCGGTGGTGTACTCCTGGCCGGTAACAAACTCTACGTGGTCCGTCACCTTAGCCCGGGAACCGATAATGGAACTCAGGGGGGTCTTGGTATTGCCCTTGTTAAAGAGCATGCCGGAATAGTTCAGCGTTGCAAAGCTGGTAGCAAAAGTATCTGCCATGTCTTAACTCCTTTTATTTGTTATTTGCGGATTCTTCCTGTGCCTTCAGACGCGTGTAATAAGCGATTTCCGCATAGTTCTTGCTTGCACGCGCCTCCTCGATCTTCTTGTCGTAATCAACTCCAACGGGACCGGCACCGCCGTGCGGCGCGGGAGTTCCCTTGAGTATGTCGGACTTTACCTTCTTGGCATACTCGTCCAGGAACTTCTGCTGGTTCGCAAAGACCTTTGCGGAATCACCAGCCGCCAGAGCTTTGGCAGTGTCACTTGCCAGGTCCTCTGCATAGCCCTGCGCCACGAACTTGGCCTTGTACTCAGAGACGGTCTTTGCCGTTCTCAGCTCGTCAAGCTCTTTCTGCATGGCGGCAATGCTATCGGCTTGCTCCTGCTTCTTGCGCTCGTCCTCGGAAAGCATGTCGTTGTACTTCTTTTTCCACTGGGCGGCGTCGGAGTTTGCCTTGGAAATAGCGTTCTTCTGCCGAGAAAGCTCTGCGGCGTTGTCCTCATACTCAAAGCACTCCAATGCCTTGAGCTTGTCCTCGGTGGACATATCTGCGTAACCTTCGATTCTGCTGGTGTCGATTTTCATGTTGATACCTCCTGCGTTTTTTCGGCGGTTCCCTCCGCACCGTTTTCCGTTTTTTCCGAGGTTGTCTCCCCGTCGCGTTTTAACGACTTCCCTGTCGATAGTTCCTTTTCTTCTTGCTTTTCGGCATATTCCGCGCTGATTTTGTACGCAAGCTGAGGATCGGAGAACATGCCGCAGTGTGTAAATGCCAGTTGGGGGGCAATTTTCCCGTTGTTCAACATGGCTACCAGAACGCTGGCCTTTTCGCTGATATTTTCGTAGTTCCGGCGCGTAAACCGGATTTCCAGGGCGGACATTTTCAGCGAAAGCGCCCGCAAATTGTTGCAGATTTTGATAGCGATTTTCAGAAACTGCTTTTCGGACCGTTTGAACATCTGTTCGGAATCCTTTGCCCGCGCCTCTGCCGACGACCATCCGTCGCGCATAATGACCGCAGACCCGGTGTCGCTGGTTGAGGAGCCTCCATTCCGGTTCGGCATTCCGCAAATCGTCAGAACGGTGTCGTACATGTCATCCGTCAAGGTCTGGGTCTGCGTCTGGTTCAGCTCCGCCGTCAGGTACCCAACGTCAGCCTTGAGCGTCGCGTCAATGTCCTTGAACTTAATAGCGCCCTCCGCCCTCAGATTCTTGTAATCTTCGGACGAAATGTCCACGTTGTGGAACAGCATCAGCGCCTGGACAAACTGTTCAACGCCGTCCATGCGGTTGGATTGGACGTTGTTGATAGCGTCCAGAAGGGGGAGCACAATCTCAAAAGCGCCCAACCGGGCTTCATTGGAGGGGTATTCGATAATTGGAATGCCCAATATCTGTGGCTCCGCTTTCACATCCCAGGTTTCCGTTACCTCAAAATACGTGTCTTCGGAGTAGCAGCAGAAAACAACGGTGTTGTCCTCTTTCTGCACATACGTCACGCCCAAGATGGGCCGGTGGCCTAAGCCGCTGGAGTACACCACAAAGGTGTTGCGCGGATCCAGTGTAAAAATCTCAAACGGAGATTCATCTTCTTCCACGTCCGCCATTCTGTCCGGCAGAATCATGCGGTAAGACGTGCCGCAAATATGGAACCAGTCCGCCAGCTCCTTGTCCTTGGCGGCCTTGTCCTCTGAAAGCGCATAATCGTTGAGCTTGGACACGCCTTCAGCGACAGATTCATCGTTCCCCCTGCTGACGTACTGCACAGGCTCACCCAGAAGATACCCGACCTTGAACGAAACAATTTCGTTCGCCCGGTTCACGACGATCTTGTTGTTGATTTCCGGCCTGACGTCCTTTACCCTTCCCAAAATGGGCTGGTCTCCCTTGTAATACCTGTAAAGATACTCAATGTCCGCCCGGTTCATCTGGTGGATGGGCATAGCCTTTTGCAAAACATCCACCACGTTTCCCCGGGTGACGTGCTCAACGTCCGTGTAGATAACCTTCCGACCAAAAAGATTCATTGGCACACCCCCTTAAAATGGCCGCTTGAACACTTCCACTTTTCCGCCCACTCGCATCCGGATTTCGTTCTCCAGCAGGGACAGTGCATCCGGCGCGTCATCGTGCGGCACTTTGCCGCTCCGGGTGTAAGTGGTGACTTCCTTCATGAAATTGAAGTACTGGCTGCCCCGTTTATAGGTGGATGGATGCTTAAACCAGAAGTGTTTCTTGATGTTGTCGGACGCAAATTCAATTCGCGTCTGTTTGTTGGAAATAGTCCTTTTTGTACGTATTCCAACGCTATATCCACGCTGCCGGACGATTTCCGCAACGTCTCTGGCGTAATACATGCCCGCGTTGTTGCTTTCAAACAGCGCGTCCGCAACGCGATTGTCGATTAGGCACCTGGCGCATTCCGGCTTTGTAATGTCCGGCGGTGAGTCGTCGAACACCACGTCCACGATATACACCTCATCACCGTACAGTGCCGCCACAGGAAGGGCGGTGCTGTCGCTGCCGCTTTCTGCTGTGTCGCACACGGCAATAATGGCATCCGGGCCACGGTCTGTGGGCAGTTCGAAAAAATAATTCAGCTCATCCTTGTTAAAAAGCAGCCCCTTTGCTTCAAAGGGCTGCTGCTGAAATTCACTCTCAAACTGTTCCGCACCCAAAAGCTCCCTCTGTTGGCGGAAATACGCTGTGGTAAACACCTTTTTCCCGTCCCATTCGTATTCGTAGTTACTCTCGTCCGTAACGGGGTCAAGTGCCGGTATTTCGATGGCTTTCCACGCCCAGCCGCCTTTTTGCGCTTCCTCTTGGAGGTGGCCGATGGGGTCATACAGGGAATATCGGGTCCCCGTTGCGATAATAGGGGTGCCCTCAATGGCTCGGCCCAGGATATCACCGGATATGATCTCCCACTTATCGTCTAACCTCTGGCGGTTTTTTGCTTCCCCGCGTCCATCTACGCAGTCATCCAGATATAGGACGTTCGTAGCCTCCGACAATCCCACTTGTCTTGCGTCAATAGATCGGCACATGACTGTGGGGAAACGGGATCTTGACCGCAGATTCAGTATCTTTGTGTCCGCATTGGTCTGCACCAACGGAGAATTTGGGAAAACGTCATAGAATAAATATTCATTTGGCGTTTGCAGATACTCCAGGCACCCGGAATAAAAGCTCTTCACCAGGTCGTCCCCCGTCCCTTCCATTAGGGACGACTTGTCCGGTTCCCGCCCGGACAGGAAATTGACAAAATTGATGCCCAACTGGGATTTCCCGGCGCGTTTGGGCATCGACAGCGTCAGCAGCCGCAGTTTCCCATCCAAAACCTCCTGATACGCCGCAACAATAGGCCGCAGATAATGTCTTCGGGGTGCGTAGAACTTCTTCTCCGGTTTGCGGTTCATCTCGATGTACAGCAGAAACGTGTCGAAATCGTGCGGTGCGTCAAAGCACATGGCCTTTTTGTACACGTCAAACAGAGAATCCGCCGCATTTGCGCTGCACTTGTGCAGGGCCGCAGAACTCAGTTTTCGCAAATCCTTGCTCAGCTCATGGGCCAGGGTGAAATCGTCCGGTTCCAGTTGTCGGCATACGGACAGAAGGTCCATGTACGGCACGTGGTCGGACGGATCCCGCGCAATATGCTGTTTTATGCGTTCCGATAGTTTTGCGTAGTCCATGTGGCCTCCATTTTTGCATAAAAAGAGACGGGTTCCCGAAAGAACTCGTCTCTTTTATTTTGCTTGTATAGGTTACTCGCCCACGTTGATTGTGATCGTGTCAGAGGTCTCGTTGAAATCAGCGGTCAGTTTGAACTCAAGCGTCTTGACCTCGGAAATGTCGGACAGGCCAGCCTTTTCAAGGTAGAAAAACATGGAATAATTGATGTTTTTCCCGCCCTGCATTGTTGCGGGGACTCCGCCCAGGTATTGGACCATCGTATCATTCACAGAGCTGTCCTGCGGATATACCGTAATTTCCTGGTCCGTCTTGTTCTCGAACAACATCTGGATGTAGCAAACACCCGGCACGGAATCTAACTCCGTGATGCCCAGGTACGTTGCCTTGAACGTCTCGCCGTCATACACGACCTTCTCAACGGTCTGGCCTCCGGTCTCGCCGTCATCCGGTTGGTCCACGGTGCCTCCGCACCCGACCATAGCAATTGCCGCCACCATGATGGCAAGCAGCACTGCCCACACTTTCTTTGCTCTCATTTTCCTTTTCCTCCACATTTATTTTCTCCCGGGTGGCCGGGGGAATTACTTCACTTCGCCAGATTCGTATTCCTTAACACGCCGGTAGAATGTGTTCGGCTTCAGGCCCAAATGACCCATAGCCGCTTTGGCGGTGATATGGCCCGATTTCCAAAGGTCGTATTCCTGTTCGAACTTTTTCCTGTCCACCGGGATAGCCTGACGGCCTACATACTCGCCGCGCTCCTTCTTCGCGTCGATGCCCTCTTTCTGCCGGGATTTGATATAATCACGCTCCAGCTGGCTCACTGCCGCAAATACCGTCAGCATAAATTTGCCCGCCGGGGTGGTGGTATCTATCTTTTCCTTCTGTGATTCAAATTGTACACCCTTCTCTGTCAGTTGGTCAACAAGGTTTAGCAAATCGCGCGTATTTCTTGCAAACCGGCTGATCTCGCTCACAACCACGGTATCGCCCTCGCGCACAAACGCCAACAACTTCTTCAGTTCTGGCCGGTCAGTGTTCTTGCCGCTGCACTTGTCTACAAACAGCTTCTCCGCGCCGAGCGCTTCCATCGTGATTTCCTGCCTTGCTGTGTTTTGCTCTTTCGTTGACACACGGACGTATCCTACTTTCATTTTTCGTCCCTCCTTTGCCGTGATTATATCACGTCTGCAAAGGTGTGTCAATATGTCAATTTCAGTTTATGCAATGCACAGGTATTTTTTCTCTTTTGTTTTTTGCGGGCACTTTGGGGCTTACCCGGCCCCGCTCCCGCCCACGATATCCCCCACCCCCGCCCGGCTACGCCTGCCGCGCATGGCAAAAGGTATACCCGTGTGCAACACCGGCGGCGCGTTGCGCATGCCTTGCAAATAATCCATTGCAATATTGCAAAATTGCGCATTAAGGTATTGACATACTCCGCCAAGCGTGATATCATATCAGCATAGAGAGAGGGCCGCACCGGTTACAGCCTACCAAGCCCCGGAGCAGCCCCCACACCAGACCAGAGGCCCAGCGCGTACAGTGTACCACGCCCGGGCTACCTGGTCAAGAGATAGGCCAGTAAGGCCGGGAGGTATATTATGATGGATATCAACTTTAGCGCGGTGCGTGAGCAGATCAAGGCCACGCCAGCCCGTAGCGCATGGCGGCGCGGTGTCGCTGCCTACGCGCTGGAGCTGCTGGACAGCGTAGCCGGTCGCGCGGCCTATGAGGGGCACGGCCCCGAGGATGTCGCCCAGCTCCGCAAGTGGATGTTGGACGGGGCCAGGGACTGGAGCGAGTACAGTTATGGCGGTTGCTCCCTGGTGTATGATGGGGACATTGCCGAGCGGCTGTGCACACCCTCCGAGCTGCGCAAGACTCGCGGCGGCGAGCGCAACCCGAATTGTCGGGAGTCCTGGCTGGATGTCCAGGCCCGCGCCCTGTATCGCGCGGCCTGTGTTGTCGTCAACGCTTGCAAGGAGGTGCAAGCATGAGCGCTAACGAGATTGCCGCCAAGGTGCAAGAGCTTAGAGAGCTGCGCCGCATGGCCGACGAGCTGGCCGCAGAGATTGACGGCTTGCAAGATGCCATCAAGCAGCACATGGACGCCGCCGGGGTTGATACCCTGGCGGGCCTGGACTACAAGATCACCTACAAGGCCGTTACATCGTCCCGGCTGGACTCTAAGGCCCTCAAGGCCGATCAGCCGGAGTTGTACGCCAAATACACCAAGCAGACCACAGCGCGCCGGTTTTGCATCGCTTGAGGGGGTGCCGGATTGCTATCTATCTTGTTGTTGATCATCTGGTTTCCGTTGGCCATCTTGGCCGACGTGGTCCGCAAGTCCATGTAATCACCCATATGGCAGGCCGCCGCAGAGGTGAGGAAAGGCTTGCAAAGTCAAGATAAATCTATATAATTAACTATATTAACTATAAAGGAGTGTATATTATGTCTATTATGTGTCCGTGGGATAATTCCGGCGAACTGGTTCCGGGCGTTACTGTCAGATCATGGCTTGAGTATTTGCGTTTTATTGGGTATGCCGGCAACATTACTATTGATCGGGTGTATTATAAGTTCCCGTCTTTGCTGATTTGTCCCCCTGATGATTTGGATTTATCCGCCGCCGTGGTTGCGTTTGACGATGGCTATTATGGCAATTATGGAGTTTTGACAAGATAAGCTTACTGATGACAAGCCGCCCCGGCTCTATCCGGGGCGGCTATTTTTTTTGCCCTGCCCGTAATGGCGTTTTGCGGGCTTTTGCTGTTGGGCGGTATTGGGATACCACCGCCAATGCAACGCGCTCTCACTCTTCCCGGCCGTCGTCCTCGTCGCCCGGTCGGGTAGTCCACTCTCTTAGGATTGCTATTGCATCATCAGGCATGCCCGGCAAATCTCTTAACCGCTCAAAAGCGCGGAGTGCGCTTGCCTTGGTGCGCATTAGCCCCGCAATCTCTTTCCCCCGCAGGTAAGCCTTACTATCCTCAAGGAGTTGTTTTTCCGCGCCGGATAAGCTGTCAATATCGACACCACGACACAGCGTATACACTCGTTGTGTATCGTCGCACATTGTACATTCCAATAGGTGGGGATAATATCCAGCCATTTTTTTCCTTTCAACCGTAGCCCCTCGGCTAATACATAAAACCGTTCTTGCTCGATTATACCATGTAGACCGACTAATGTCAAAAGTCGCTGCAAAAGTCGCCCGGTTTTGCGCGAAAGTCGCCGATAGTCGCTAAACCGTGCATAACCCCGGGAAAATCGTTGCCCCTACTCCGAAAGTTGCTGAATAGTCGCTAAAAAAATCAGTTTTCATAGTCGCAAGACGCCGCCTCGATGTACTTCTTCTGGAGTTCTTCGGGCGGTGTTTCTGTCCCAAGGGGATTGTTGGGCGTGAGAACGACCTCTTGTTTGTCGGTCATGCCGAAAAAGTTCTTTGCGCGGAAAATGTACGTAATCTGCGGAATTTTCCCCTGTGAGACCAATTTTGCATCGATTCCGGCCAAAATTTGTTTGGCTTTTTTTATCATGCCAGCTCTCACGGGGCCCAGCGATCCCTTTTGCCAGTCCAAGACCGTTTGAGTTACGGCACCAAGAGCGAGGCACATATCCTCCACCGTGGGAATCTGCCCATCTTCTACGCACTGTTGGAAATAGTCGTTAAGCTTATCGGCGCATTCCTCGTCAGTTTTTACGCACGACCTTTTGAAGTATTGGAATGATTCCCTGACGATTTGCGAGATCTCTTCATTTGTTGCGGTGCACCTGGCCGTGACAGACGCTGATGCCGCGCCCCTGGTGTGCGAGATGGCATTCTCTCCGCGTTCTTGCACGATGATCTTGCGGATAGTCGGCTCGGAAAGCCCGTTTTGTTTTGCCACAGTCGCTATATGCTTGCATGCGTCATAGTCGGCAAGGACCTGCTCTCTCATGGCTTGCGTGATTTTACTTGCCATCTATGTCACCTTCTTCCCGTCTTACCATATTTGGGGTGATTTCAAAAAGTTCGTCACACTCCGGGCACCTGACATACGCATCTGCCGGTCGGACAACAGTTCTTCCGGTCATGTAGTCGTGCTCAACATTTTGCACGTATTGAACTTCGCTTCTCGGATTGAACTCAAATATGCACCCGCACGCTGGGCATTCTGCCCGGGCAAATTTATCTTGTTTCACGTGCTTAATGATTTTCATAACTTCTCCTGTTTATGTGCCGCGCTCCCACCTCTGCGCTATGTATGGCACAAGTTCACCCGCCCAATTGGGCACTCCTACTATCTTTTGGAACGGGCGGCTGGATTCGAACCAGCGACCAAGGGTATTCAATCGCATATCCCTTCACGCGATAAAGCTCTGCCGACTGAGCTACGCCCGCATTTGCTCGGCTTGCCGCTTAGATTGTCACGCCTCATGCGCGCTTGAAGCCCCGCAAGCATTTCAAGCGGCCACACATTGGCTATCGCAAGGGGGACGCATCCCCGCGGCAGTTTTCAGCGGCCATTGTCATTTGCATGTGAGCCATGCCGGACGGTCTCACATTGTCCGGGCGCTACCCGGCCTCTGGTACCACACCTCGCTGCGCCTTTTCATCAGCCACGCACTGTTTTTGCGGATTAACTGTCCGCCGCTATCCGGATAGCTTGTGCGTACTTAACTTCTCGCGCTTCCTCGCCCGCTTGTGTGGTTGGTGCGGCATTGCAGTCCTGCCCTGCTTTAGCGCTTCAGGGGAAGCCCCCGTCACTCGCTGTGGTCTCCCACTACGGGGTACCTATGCCGCATATATGTCCGGTTTCCACGGTTACCCCACTTGTTTATACTCCGTTGGTGACTCCGTTTAGAGTTTGGCGCAGGCGGCTGGAGTCGAACCAGCACATACGGGAGTCAAAGTCCCGTGCCTTACCTTTTGGCTACACCCGCATAAAAGCAGACACCCGCAAGATATCTCGTGAGTGTCTGCATGCCGGCAACGCTCTTGCGAGGCCGCTTGCGCGGAGGCACCCATTACCGGCTGTGCCTTAACCTATGGAGGAAAGAAAGAGGAGAAAAATGAAATTTCGGGTTGTGGGCTGACTGGTTCCACTCTCCGATGATACTATTTTAGCACGTTTTTATGTGCCTAATGGGCCAACTTTTAGGAAACCAGGCCCAAATAATCCGCTACGTGCCACAAAAATGCAGCTTTTCGGCGCTTCATGGTTCTCTCGCTGAATCCGCATCCGTCCATGATTCTAAGCGGGTATCTGTCCCGGTTCTCGCAATTCCGCATGATCGCCCATACCAGCTTGCGCCGCACGTTCTCGTTGGCGATATCGCGGCCTACGTTGTCCATGGCGTATTCCACGGCCCGCATTTTCTTCGTTTCCGGCCAGCTCTCTATGGTTGCCAGCCGTTCCGCCTTGCGTTCCGCTATCCTACTGTTACCGGTGCTATGGGGCATGCCGGACATGGCATAGGCCGACGACTCCAACACTTCTTCCCGGGCCGCATTGTACGCGCGTACCCGGCGGGGATAGCCCCTGACATAGGCGATACATTCCATGCGGATATCGTAGGGGAGAGAGTATTTGTTGCTCATGTAGCACCTCCAGGAGTTTCATAGAACCCCTTTGGTTTCAGGCCATATGTAATCAACGTGTTTGACCTGCCTCCCTGATACACTGTCACGTCCCGCCCAAACACATGCACCTTGGCGAACATATGGCGGAATGGTTTCACGTCGCCATGTACATTAATTTTTAACACCACGCCGTAAATGGAACCATCCCATCTATCTTCTCTCTCTACAGGGTACTCTTCCACATCCGCAATAGCAAGCTTGGGCTCTTCGCACAAGATTATTGGAACCCCTCTGTAAACGTTCATCGTACCTCCTATTCCAGCGCCGTCTCAACGCCATACTCTTTGAGCATCTGCCGGATATCTGCCCAGGTAACGTACCCTTCCGCCACGCACTGAGCGGCGTGGTTTAGCTCCCCGGCAAGCTGCTGCACATCGTCCATCGGCGCGTCGTGCTTATCGATCAGGACGTACAGCATCAGATCTATGCCACGGTTCAGGCCCTCCACAATGCCATTGCTGTAGGCTTTGTCTACGTCGGCCTGTGTGCGGGGGATTCTGCGGGGGTTAGTCTTGGGCATGGGCATCCTCCCTCCTGCCATTCGCGCACCAAAAATCTGGAGACACAGGACAATCCACGCACGGGCCGTAGGAGCATATCAGATCATCCACTGCGTAGTAGCTGTTCTCGCAATCTTTGCACCGCACCACGGGCACAGCGTCCACAGTTTTTGCCGCTTCAATTGACTTTTTTATATCTCGATACGGTACAAGGAGATCGCCATTATTGTCATACCCGTACTCGACCCTGAATTTCACCGCATCCGCATCAATCAACCGCATCGCGGTCACCTCCGTCCATCTTTGCGCCGCAGTTGGGGCAGTGCTTTGGAAGCAGTCTCGGCGGCATCGGGTCTTCGTAACAAATATCTTCTCTGCAAGCGCTACACTGCCAATCGCACCATTCTTCGACATCAAACAAGGTATCGTCGTCATCAAAGTCGCTTTCTGAAGGTATCCACCGCCCATGCACCACCGGCGCAACGTCAGCGGCGGGGATACTGTTGATTTCCTGCGTGCAGATTTCTGGATTTTCGTACCGACATGTGATTAGATCAATCACAGCTTCCCGCTCAATGTATTCAGCCATTGTCAGCCCTCCTCCACATAGCACCAGCTCTGGGGCGGGCGGCGAATCTTCAGGCTTTCGTTCCCGCAAGTGCCGTTGTTTTCCCGGTACATGGCGCAGCTCTCACAATACCAGCTATTTTTGCATGCGCGCCGAAACTCACTCAGTTTGCGCGGCTGGTCATAGATCAGCAGGTCGGAGATATGCCAGCCGTAACAACGCCCCTTATCGCCGATATAAGCTATAATTTCTGCCTGAGATAAGCACGTCGCAGGGGAAAAGGCGGCATTTGTTGGACACCATAGCCTGCCGCCATCGTATGTGATCGGGACAATCCGCTCACAGGCAAACTCCCCAATGACCTTGCCGTTAGCCTTGCGGATTTTCCCGTCTGCACCGTGCAGCTCAAGAATGTTGTGCGGGTCCTTCGCGTCAGGCATCGTACAGTAGATGTACGCCTTGAACGGCGTTTCCAGCTTTGGCCTGGTCTTTCTGACTTCGATGGTCTTTTCGCCGTTGGTGATCTTCTCCACCCACTTCGGGCGGATGCTCAGCATAACAGCCTTACTCATCCTTCATCGCCTCCAATGCTTTCTCCGCCTCCTCGCGGGTGAGGAATACCGTCTTTCCAAATGAGCAAGGATTGACCCCGTACTGTTCTCTTAATCCATCTACTGTAGAAAATACAATGGTCGTAACGCGGCTTCCAATGTTCGCAAATTCTATGACGCATTTGCGGGTGTGCCGCATCCCGTCAAGATTCGCCCACACTATATCGCCCACCTTGCACGGCAGCACCACCAGCCGACCGTCCTTGTTGGCCTCGGCCAGCTCGCGCAGGCGGGTATAGCTGCAAAGGCTTTCCAAATCAGCAAGGCGCATGAGCTTCAACGCGATCTCGTCTGCCTTGTCCTTCGGTAGAACTTCCTCCGGCGCACACTCTCTGTCCTCGTAGGCGGCGAGGCGATCCTTGAGGCGATTGCGGCAGTACAGCGCGGTGCAGTCAACCATCGGCTTACCATGCTTACCCGTCCAATCCGCTTTGCACTTCTCGCAGTCCATCATTGCCTGTCCATCGGTGTCGCGCTTCGTCAGTCGTTCCATTACTCCACCTCCTGCATCCAGAACTCGCGGCGGCAATCACTGCACTTTTTCAACGAATGGCATTCTGCTAAGCATGAAATGTGAAAGTCAAACCTTTTTGGGCAAAAAGTCAACACCCCATCATCCGCAGGGCGCGCATTCGGCCACTGCTCCAGAAACACACTCTGCCGCGTTTTGCGTGGATGTGCGGCAGCCCATTCCTCGACGATTTTGACGGCTCTTTCGGGGTTTTCAAACATCCACCGGCAGCATTCGTCCACAGGCTTTGCTTCATCCACGCGGCATCCTTCGCAATCCGGTGAAAACGAATTACACATCCTGTTTTGCTCCTCGATAAACTTTACAGCATCCATCACATTTCCCTCCATCTGCACCCGTCACAGGCGCCCTCGTGTGCGTGTTTGTACTTCCCGCAGTATTGGCATAGTTCGTTTTTCATGGCGTGCAATTCTTCTTTAAGCCGCAAAACCTTGTCTGTTTTCGACACAGCCATGTCAAGCAATTCCTTGATGTCTCCCGGCGTCAGCCCCGTGTCCTCGTAGGCGGCGAGGCGGCTCTACGCCGCTTCTTCCCACTTGCAATTCATGGCGCAGTTTCCGCCAACTTCGAGTCGTTCGGGGCCGAGGAATGGTGTCCTTCAGGCTGGCGTTGGCTTTCATCAGTGCCTCGATGTGCCGCTGCTGGTTCTCGATCAGGTCAGCGGCAGCATCCAACACTCGTTCTTGGCAACGCTGCTCATCATTGTGCATTGTGCAACCATGACACTCTCCCTCGGCACAGCACCGCAGCACGGTCACGATCTCATCTCTCGTCATGTCATTCCTCCTTATCCCAGCTCGCACGTCATCATGCCACCTTCGCAAATGTCCACGATGTGTTCGCACAATTCTTTGGGGATAATAGATCGTTCCATACTTCCTTTTAACCCCTGCGTACCCGTCTTTGCCCCTCGCGGCGCGGCTACATGGCACGGGTCGCCATTGTGACACGGCGGCTTAAATCCGGGGTCTGGGTGATTCGTCCAGATGTCGGTGGGCTTCATCCGCATGTCACCATACTGGCAATATGTAACGGTGTATCTGGGCAATCCCTGCATCCAAGTCATTTTGCGCAGCCCGCCGCGCGGGTTCTCGATGAACCAATATGTGGGAGACAGGGCCAAGATTAAGCGCAAAACGTGCTGATCGACTGCATCACAAAACTTTGCATATTCGCTAATAGGGTCTAAATTCCCCGTCTCTGGATTTTTGCGCCGATGATGCGATATTGCCGCAATAGAAAACGTCGCGCAGTCCGGGCTTGCCCAGATAACGTCCGGGCGTCCAAAGCGTTCCAAGATATCCTGCGCTGTGACGGTCATGATATCCGCGTACCAATCGATATGGTCAAAGTCCTTATCCCACTCGATGGAATACACCTCGTGTCCGCGCCGCTCGAACGCCTTGCCGATGCTTCGCGTCCCCGCAAAAAGCTCTAAAACCTTCATCTCAATACCTCACTCCGATAAAATCCAGCACTCGACCGTAGCCAAGTCCCTTCTCGTTGGGCTTCCACAGCCCGTCCGCGTCCCATTCCCCGCCGCCAATGCAAAACTCGTAGTGCTTCGGGTGCGTATGCTTCATGCGCTCGAATCGGTTCTCGCCCTTTTCGAGGTGCGCTCCAAATGCGCAGAACATACAGCCCGTGCGTTGACAGCCGGTGCAGTGCAGCTTGCAGTCAATCAGCGTCGCGTTGTAGTCGTTCTCACCGTCGCTTGCTACAATATCACCATATACGCTGGCGATAGGTAGTTCGCGGTCTACGATGAATTGCAGCACGTCTTGCTCCGTCCAAAAGCTCATGGGCTTACTCATGGGTCGTTTTCCCTCAAAGGCGTTGCAGCCGGTCGCCGTCCATGTCTGAAACCGCTGCCGTCCTTCTTCTGCCATCATCGCAACGATAGGTTTTTCACGGCTCTCGCGCTCATAAGTATGCGCCGCCCTTTTTTTCATAATGTGGCAACATTCCGAAGAGACAAGAAATGGAGCGTCAAGCAGAAATGCCCAGTTATCGCAGTTCCAGATGCTTTTGTTCCCATCCTTATCAAGCATTTCGCCACGGAGACGCATCATTCGGTATTTATTCCCCCTCCGTGCAAGCCAAACATTGTTTGCGACCTCCTTACTAACAATGCTGTACCCGTACTTCGTCACCACCTGCCGAATGTTCATCTGGGGTCGAAGCCGCACAAGGTTTACGGTGATATGCGGGAACTCCCTGCGAAGCCACGCGGCGTACTCATTGACAAACCGCTGTATCTCCGGGTACTCCAGCCCGGTGTTTACAAACACCAAGTTCAACTCCCACGGCGGTGTCCTGAAACTCGACAGGTACCACGCCGCCAGATACGCCAGCACCGTGCTGTCCTTGCCGCCGCTGAAAGAAACATAGACTTGTCCATCAAAGTGGTCATACCATTCGCGGATTCTGCGCTTTGTCATCAGAATTTTTCCGGCCAGCGGCACGGCCTGCATCTGCTGAAGATCGCCTTTTGTATGCTTATTATCTGCCACTTCGTACTCCCATCATGTCAAACAGGGAAATCCCACACTCCTCAAACAGTGCTGCGCGGCCTTTCCGCAACGCCCACTGAGCGATATTCTTCTGCCACTCGAACATGTGGGCGTTCATGGTGGCTGTGTCTACCTCGAACCCGCACGGAGGCGGGATGTGCCGCTTGCTGGCGAGAAAGTCCTCGTATCTCACCACTCCACCGTCACTTTCCCGCTCTCCGGCACCGCTATCCGCAGGAATTGCACCAGCTCCGAAAAATCGGTGAAACTGAACTCCATGCGGGCATGCTCCAGGATCAAACTCTTCCCGGATTCCTGAATCGTAGGTTCTTCAGCGGGAGTCTCTGCGGCAGTCTGCTGTTCGGCGTTCGCCCACTCTGCGACCTTCCGGTGCCACAGTGGCAAATTCTCATTTCCGCGCGCAAACGGTGTCCCGGCGGCTTTTGCGGCGGCTCTTATGGTCGCGCTTGCCGCGCACATTTCATCCGCCAGCCAGCTTGCAGTACCGCCAAAACTCTGCATGTTGCGAAAGAACTCGCGTTTCAGGTCCTCCGGCAGTGTCTTGAACTCCGCCCACGGCATGGGCCGGGTAATGTTGTAGCTTTTCACTTCTCCATTTTTCTCCCTTCTTTGCTTCGCGGTCAGGTTGTCGCTTGGCAGCGTACACCCGCCGCGCTTTCGGCTGATATGCGCAAACGCGCCTCGCGCAGTGCGCTTTTTCTGCATGCAATCGTAGTCAAAATCATTCATACCGGCTGATATACACCTCCGTCCGGGGGTTTTCCTTGTCGTACAGAACCCGGCTCCCGTCGTGCGACACGATGATACTGCTGTTGTCATCCGCCAGGGTCCCGGCATACACCAGGATGTCGTCGATAGCCTCCAGCAGGTTGGTTAAGTCCACCTTGCGCCGGGTGGGCATATAAAACAGACACTTAACCTCCACCGGTTCTGCGATGGTCTCGCCGCCCTTGCAATGCCATGCGGCGGCCTGCTGGTACGCCTCGTACTGTGCGGACGGAATGACCATCGGCGCACCATACCGACCTCGCACAATGCGCTGGTGATTTTTCTTTGTCACAGGGGGCAGGGGAATAACGATCTTTTTCATGTCACCCTCACTTCACTATGCGGCCCGTGTTGGGGAAATAGGCCATCCTCACCATCCCGGTGGGGCCGCGTCGGTTTTTGTCCAGGTATAGCTCCAGCATGTCCGGGTCCCATTCGCCCCGGTCTTCCTTCTCGCACGGGCGGTGCAGCAGCGTCACGGTGTCCGCGTCCTGCTCGATCGCGCCGGACTCCCGCAAGTTGGCCATGGTAGCCCGGAACTCGCCGCCACGGTCTGATGCACCGGCTCTGTTCAGCTGGCATAGGCACAGCAGTGGGATATCCATCCGCATGGCCAGCAGTTTTGCCGATCGGCTGTTTTTCGTGGTGCTCTCGTAGAGCGTGGCTTTCTTGTTTTCTTGTTCCAGCAGGCCGATGTGGTCCAGCACGATTAGCCCCGGTCGCTCTTTGTATGCCAGCGCCGTCACTCCCCGCATGTCCATGCCAGTCCGCCGGTTGAACACGATGGGCAACTCGGACAGTTTGGCGGACGCCTCCGCGTATTTGGCGTATTCTGACTCTGTCAGGGTGCCGCCGAACATCAGCAGCCGGGAGGATATCCCCGCTATGTTGGCCGTCAGCCTGCTGGTGCAGTCGTCCGGTGACATCTCCAGGGAGATATACAGCACCTTCACGCCGCGTTTTGCCGCATTGAGGGCGATTTGCATAGCCAGGGCGGATTTGCCCTTTCCGGGCCGCGCGGCGACGATGTGAAACCCGCCGTTGATAAGCCCGCCGCCCAGCAATCGGTCAAATTCCTGCAAGCCGGTCTTGACGTATGGTGTAGGACCACCAGCAAAGCCCTTGTCAACGCGATTTTTAAGGCTCTTCACGGCATCGGAGACTGCCAGGCCCCCGGATACCCCAGCGCCGTCCTGAATCGCCGTGACGGCTTCCTGTGCCGTTCTGAGTGCATCCTGTGGGGATAGCTCCGCTGTTCGTAGTTCTTCCCCCAAGTCTCTGAGTTTCCGGCCCATAGCTGCATCTCGCATTCCAGACACCCACACGTCGATGTTGGCGGTGGTCACGACAGCGTCCATGCAGTCCGTCATGATCTTGCTGGTCACGTTGTCGTTGCGGCTGGATGCGTCCATCAGCACGGACGGAGCATCCGATGGGTCCCCGGCCTCATTCCGCCGCTGGATGGACCGGAACAGCTCTGCGTATTCCGGCACCAGGAAGTCATCCGGGGACAGCTCTGCGGCGGCTTCGTAGCATTCTGGCTGGATGAGCAGCGCGCCAATGACGTTTTGCTCCAGGTAGAGAGAGTCCAGCATACGTCAGTCCTCCTGCGTCCAGCCGCCGGTGTCGGTGTTGTACTTCCAGTGAGGACCCGGCTTTGCGGACAGTTCGGTCTCTTGCACCTCGTCCTCCCACCGGCCCTGGTTCAGCCATGTGGCCGGATAGGGGATGTACTGGCCGTTATCGCGCTGCCATTGCGCACTGTGCTTCTGGGCCTTGATGGCATTGAGAACGGCGTCCAGCGGCGGCTTCGCCTTGTCGAACGCCTTCCGCGCAGCTGCTTTCCCGGTTTTTCTCGGATACGCCCGCCAAAAAACGTCAAATGCGCTTGCGCAGTTCGGATTGGATTTGGATTCGGATTCGGATTGGATTAAGGCCGCAGATTGCCGCGACTCGCCGCAGATTGCGGCAACTTGCCGCAGATTGCCGCGACTCGCCGCAGATTGTTGCAAAACTGTGTTTTCCGGAGGCTCGGGGAACTTCGGTTTGCAATCTCTGATACGCTGATGCTTGACCCACCCGGGGAACAAAAAGTAGGGCCTCCCGTCCACTGTGTAGAGGGACACGCAGCCTTTTGCCGCCAATTCTTGGAGCGCAGCATCGATATCTTTGATGGATAACCTCTCCCGGAACGGGAAAACACGTCCTTTTATAATAGCGGGGCGGGCATCTCCGCGCCCCGCATCATCCGCTTGCGTAATCAATCCAACCCAAAGCCGAAACTCAAAATCCGAAAGAGCTGCGATTTTTTCTGAGTCGCATAAGCTTTCCTTTATGATTCTATTCGGCATGGCAGGCCTCCGTCAGAACGGCAGGTCGCCATCATCTTCGATCTCGTCAAATTCCTGATCGTCGACTGTGCGGGACTCCTGGGGCTTGCTGTCCCGCTTGGAATCCGCGAAATATACGTTATCGGCCACCACCTCCACGGACTTGCGGCGATTTCCGTCCTTGTCCTGCCAGTCGCGGACCTGAATGCGGCCCTCCACGGCAGCCATGCGGCCCTTGGCAAGGTACTTCGCGGCAAACTCACCTGTATTGCGCCAGGCCACCACGTCGATGAAATCCGTTTCCTTCTCGCCGCTCTGGGACTTGAAGTCCCGGTCCACGGCCATGGTGAAGCTGGTGACAGCGGTGCCGCCCTGGGTGCGGCGCAGTTCAGGGTCCCGGGTCAACCGGCCCATGATGATGACCTTGTTCAGCATTCTGCCACCTCCAGGCGCTCCATGAACTTCTCCAGATCTTTGGCCTTAAAGTAGATACGAGGGTTCCCTCGGGCCACATGATAGCCCTGGATAACGCAGTCGCGCCGCATGGCATCCAGCGTGTCAACACTGATGCTCAACAGCCTGGCCGTTTCGCTTCTTGTGTACAGCAATTTCTTTTCCATCTCTACCTCCTATAGATATGACTTTCCAAACTCGCGCCTGAAATCGTCCTCCGTCCAGCCCTCGTCCTTCATGATCGTCAGCTGTCCGTACCGACGCAATCGCCGCATCTGGTCGCCGTTCCGGTGCACGGCGGACTTCCCGTTCCTGTGGCACCTGTCACCGCAGAGCCACACCACCGCGCCGTATTTCTCGCTTTTGCCGCGGTAAGCACCCCCGAAAATGTGGTGACGCTCCAGCGGGTCCTGTGCGCCGCTCCTACCGCACAAAAAACATCTTCTTTCATTCATCGATATCGTACTCCGTCCCGTCCGATACAAACTCCGGGCATTCCGTGATTCTGTACGACGGTATTCGTCCGCACAGCAGCGTTGGCACTGCGGTCCATCCGGGGACTGGCTCAAAACGTTTTGACCAAGAGCACCCGCCGCATGCCTTGGCGCATCCCCAGCACAATTGCGGCTTTTCAACTTCTGTAAAGATTGCATCCATGGGCCACCCAGCCTTCCAGCGCTTGCGGATTAAATCCGGGCTGATTCCGGTAATTATGGCCCAGTCACATACGCTCTTCTTCTCGCCGTTCCAAGTAAGGAAGGTCGGCGTAACCCGGTGTTTGATGCACCCGCAGGACTTTTTGTGCCCTCTGCGTAAGTTCGTGCCCAGAGCAACCGCCTTGTTTCCGCAATCACACTGGCACACCCAATATGTGCTTCTCATTGCCGACGTGCGGGAGATGGGGTATAGCGCTACCAGTTTCCCGAACCGCTGCCCGGATATGTCCTTGGTCCGGGGAAACGTGCGTTGTTTCATTTTGCGGCACCCCACTCTCTGTCAAGCTGGCTGTCCATGAGCCGGATTTGCAGTTTCATGGAGTTTATTGCCTCCATAGCGGATTTGTACACCACTTCTGCACAGTCCCGCTCAAACCGCAGACCGGCTATCTGTGTGGACCCTCGGCAAATATCGGAGATGATCGTCACCGGCGTTCCCTTCTCGCGCTCATCGAGGATGCGCCGCGCGAGGGCTATGCGGTAGGCTTTTTCAGCTTCCGCATATTTCTGCCCGCGCTTTTTCAGTTCCGCAATGGCCACGTCCAACATCCGGCTCTTGTTGCCGATCTCTGTAACCAAATCGTTCATGGCTTATTCTCCGCATTGATGGCCCGCGCGCAAGCCAAGCAGAGCTGTTGCTTGTACTTGGCTGTGGACCTGGCGACGATATCAGCGACGGGCAATTCTCTCCCGTTAACCGTTTGGGGCAGGATGACGCGCCCGCACCTGTCGCAGATAGGGCCGTTAGGCTCCTGCGGTCTGGCTTGCTCTTTCCCTGCAGAGGGATTCTCTGCGCGAAGATGCTCATCCCGCTTAGGAGTCTCGTTGTACTTGCCGTACTTGCTCTGGTCGGTGTCCCAGTAAACATCGGCACCAAACCCAAGAGCCTTGCAAGCCACAGAGATCGCATCTGTCAGGGCCATCTTGAAGCATTCGTCGGAAGTGTGCGTACCATTCTTGTCTTTGCCAACGAACGAGTTACCGCCGGTCCCCGGTATTGCATCAGACCAGGTATCGCCTACCTTAATGTACAGGTTAATGTCCAGAAATGCGGCGATATCGCCATTTGCGCCGTTTTCAAGGCGCTTGTCTGTGATCTCGTACTTCCAGCCGATGCCGCAGGGGCCAAACTGCTCAGTGAGCGCCTTAATGCGCCACATGGGGTTAATGTCCGTTTTCCCCTTCAATGGGCCTCCGGCAATGGGCTTTTTGGCATTCTCCGGGACCTTGCGCACTGCGTTATAGATTGCGAGGTTATCCATCACTTCACCCCCATACTGCGGCCCTGGACGAGCCGTGCACCGTCGATTTGCGCACCAGACTTCATCAGCCGGGCCAAGTCAGTCTTGCTCACCGTGGGGGCCGGGTAGGCAACCTCATCCCCGTGGCCGTTTGCCACCATCCACGCCACCGCAGCGGCCATGTCATCCATCTCAACGCTCGTGGTGTTGCGGAAGCTGACGGAGCACTTGGCCGTGGAGAACTTTTCCCCGTTGAGGACAGACTCCAGATAGCGCTTTTTGCTCTCTGCCGCGCGTTCCAGGGACTGACGGCGGGCGGCAAGCGACTTCTCCTCCTCCAGGATGGCCTTGGCCTCGGAGAGGTCGTTCTTAATCCAAAGGGCAATATTCTCGATTTTGCGGTCGCGCTCCATGCTCAGTTCCGCGAGTTTGTCAAAATCGAGAACTTCGCCGCTTTCCGCGTCTACGCATTCGGCGATCGCGGAATCAATCTGATACAGATTCAAATTCTTTCTCCTTTCGCAATGTTGTCCAGCGTAGCGCCATCCAGAAGGTCGGCCAGGTATTCGCGCTCAGCTCTGTTGAAATCGCTGACGAACAGCCGGAGAAGCCCTTTGACACGCAGCTTGCACTTGCGGCACACCGGGTCCTGTGCGTTCTTCGCGCCGTGGCAAGACGGGCACTCGTCAGCCGTGTACTCATACGGATTCCCAAGCTCCGTCCCGCAGCGAGGGCAATAGTACGCGATGCTGTCTCCGTATTCTTCGGAGTACTCTCGTTTGCGGATGGGTTCCTCAAACACAGCGTCGCACTCATCACAGATGTACATCATCTGGCCTCCTTTTCTGCCAAACGGCGTTTTTTCTTGTAGTACGCGTTATCCGCAGCAACCAAACCTGGGTTTTCCTGCCTGCGGCACCTTGCGTATGCAGCGCGTTCTTCGCGGTGCGCCTCGTTGTATCTCCGGCACCGTTCGGCGTTATCGCGCTTCCGTTCGCGATCTTTCCTGCGCTCGTCGGATTTCCCGTCGTACCATCCGATGTGCTTGTACGACGCGGCAAAGCACTTTGAGCTGCAATAATATGTAGTAGCCGCCTTTTTGCCGTCACGGGGGACCTGGCGAACCCACGGCGTGTCTGCCGTCGTGAGGAACGTCTTGCTGCAAGTCCCGCACTCCCGGATGAGCGTCCGGCGGTGCTCTACGATTGACCTTTTACAGTTCACTTCTTCACCCTCTCTTCCAGCAGGAGCCGTACACCCTGGCACAGCACATAGATCAAATCGTTCTGCCAGATGTCGCGATCAATGGCCACTTTGGTCATGCCGGTTTCGATTGCGTCTAAGGCCTCCACCATATCAGAGCGTTTCGCAGGGCGGGCCACCATCTCGCGGTGCGCCTCGTTAGCCTTGATGAGGGCCTGGATGTGTGCGTGCTGGTTGTCGAGGGCATCAGCGGCTGCATGCATTATCGAGCGGATACAACTGCCGTCTCCACATGCCCACGGGCATGAGCTACATGCTCCAGTCTCGTCCGCGCACTTCCGCAGCTCGTCCGCAATTTCCTGCGGGGTAAGTCGGTTCATCGCTTGCCCTCCATCCATTCCACCAGCTTCAGCAGCCCGGAAACGCATGCCCCCACGCCGATGAAACAGAGGATCCATACAATCGTCATTCCGCCACCTCCACGATCTCGCCGCGTCTCAGGGTGTACCAGGTATCCGCTCTGATGGACTCTCCATCAACCCGGGCCAGTTTGGCATCAACGATACCGCCGCTGGCATGCTCGGAAACCACGATCCAGCTTCCAAGTGTGCCTTTTGCGAGACTATCTTGGCCCCACGCCACCGCAATGCACTGTTCCCCGAGGGCGGATGCCCTGCCATCACGCCCGGTGACGGTAGCAGTGCCCCTCACGCCAGATGCGGCGGCGTTGCCCCTCCAGCCAGATGCGGCGGCGTTGCCACTAATGCCAGATGCGGCGGCGTTGCCACTCTCGCCAGATGCGGCGGCGTTGCCACTCCAGCCAGATGCATGATCTTCAGCGGATCCCTTGCACATTTCAAAGATGAACTGCGTCCCGGCCTTGATTACGCCATCCAGCCCGATTTCCGCGCCGATCTTGATTTTCTCGCCGCACACCTTGGAGTCATCGCTATTACGCTGCCCGTTGTCATCGATCTCCACCTCGCAATAGCGGGAATCCGTTGGCGGATAGTATCGAAACGTGTCCAGCGGGTTTTCACATGCGTGGAATCCTTTGCAGCACAACAACGCTCCAGGTTCCCGATATTCTTTGCCTACCTCATACTGAAAACCACGGCATCTCAGGCGCTTGTCGAACCCCTTGAATGCTTTCAGCAGATTTCTGCGCTTGGCAACCCCCTTGTAAGCTTTCATCAGAGTTCCTCCCTTTCCTCAAGCCACCTGTCCACCAGGCGCTTGAAAATCATAAACACCCGACTCCGTCCAGTCTCGATACACAAGCCGAACGGCAGTTTTTCAGCCTGAATCCCGTCGGAAAGCGTCTCTTTGGAGATTTTTACTCCGTTTTCCCGCAGGTACTTTGCGGCCTCGTCGATTGTCATAGTTTTTACCATACTTTCCTCCTTGCCATTGCTCCACGGGTGTGGTATAATACCCGTGAAGAATCCTTGCCAATGCTTCTTCGCCGCCCTGTCAGGTGTCAGCTGACAGGGCATTTTTTACACGCACAGCAGCTGGAACGGATCACGGCCTTGTGCGTTACATTTGTAACTCGTTAATTCTTCCTCCTTTCGTTGTCTCCTCTCCGATGTTGTGATAAAATGCGGATGGAGAGGAGGTGATATACATGATGAAAATTAAAACAGAACGCGCGTTCAAGAGGGCTATGCGTAGAATGATATGCCGTGTCGCCAATGGCAAACGCCCGTTGCCGGAAAAACCCACTCACACAGACCTAGAGGTTTTAGCAGAATGTGTCAAACGCGGGTATATGAGTGTGTGTACCGTTAACGAGAAGGGGGAAATCCCACGCAATATGCTTGGGGTTCCGATGGTCGATTACCTTTCAGAGCCATCAGTGCTTTTGCCGGGGCTAACCTTTCTGCATCCAGACCGCGCAGAGGTCCGGGCTAACATTGCCATCATCGTCAGTACAATTTCCCTGCTGTCAACTCTACTGCCGCCTTTACTACGCTGGCTATCAACGCTAAAAGGCTGAGTATGAGAGCTGCCCAACTTTTGAACTCCCCGCCGTCATCCCGCATTGTGCGCACCCCCCAGCTCATTGCCTTTCCTCACGACGCGGTTGCAGGTCGCATCCTGTTTCCAAACTCCCTCGCCGTCCAGCAGTACGCGCGTATCCTGATTTCGCCGCTCTTGTGTTGCAGCCACAAGTGCGGCGATTTCTTCCGGGGTGACTGCGACATAAATCTCCAACTTGTCCTCCCTTCTTACTTCTCTTCCTCGCCTTCAGCCAGAAGCTCGTCCACGGTGCAGCCGTAGAGTTTGGCCAGTTCCGGCAGCCGCTTGACGGCGGGCGCACATGTACCGTCCTCCCAGAAGTATACCGCAATCCTGGTTACTCCCATTGCGTCGGCGACTTGCTTGGCAGATAGGCCAGCCGCCAGCCGTGCACTCTTAAATCCCAACATTTCACCTCCATTTCATGATTGCCAAGTTTCCCTTGACTGCGGCGCGAATGGCTGATACAATCAAAAGTGGAGGAAAGAGCGAGGAGAAGTGAAACATCCATCTTGAAAGGAGGTTTTACTTTGTCCAAAAACTCTGTCCGGACGTCGCCGAAAGTGGCGTCCAAAGCGGCGAAGGTGTTGCAGAACCCGAAGTCCTCAAAAACGGCTAGGGAAATTGCCGCCTCCACGCTATCCAACCGCCGGTCGAAGTGACCGGTAAGCCGTCCCGGTGTCACAAGCGCCGGGGCGGTTTCCTTTTCGCGTCGCAGTCATTGTGCTTATACTTTCCTCTTTTCCAGGACTGCGGCAAAAGCGTTCTCCATCCGCTCCTGAATGTTGGGCGGATTCCGGTGCCCATTAAGAATGAGGCTTACGTAAGCTTTCGTCACGCCCAGTTCCTCTGCCAGTTCGTCATAGGTGACGCGATTGCAATGCATCTTCCCGACCAACCGGCCAGTCCATTTCTCCGGCAACATATCACCTCCTAAAAATGCAGTTGCAAATGTTAACACACTGTGCTATTATGTATTTGCGAGATAAATAATAGTTTGATGCACGGGCGGAATCCGCCGGGGCTTGGTCTTGTGTTACTTTTTGCAACCTGTGTTCTAATTATAGCGTTAACAAACGGAACTGTCAAGCCTAAAGTGATAACAAACGTAACTTTTACAAAGTGCACAAAAACGGAGGATATGTATTGTGGCATTTTACGAAAACTACGTGAAACTGTGCAATTTGGCGGGGAAATCTCCGTCGGCAGTTGCGGTTGAGCTAAAACTTGGTAAACCCTCTGTTACACGGTGGAAGCACGGGGCAGTTCCCAGGGACACCACCATTTTGAAGATAGCGGGCTACTTTGGTGTTTCAGTGGAAGAACTGACTCAAGACACAAAAAAAGCGCCCACCCCAACAACGGAGAGTGAGCGCAGTAGGCAGATTGCCGCGCGTATCAGTGAGATTGTTTGTCAGCTGTATCCGGAGACACAGGAGAGCTGTTTGCAGTACTTTGAGAGCTTGCTTGCACTGCAAAACGCAGCGCAAGGTCGAGATATTCAGGCTTGAGTTGGGACAGCACGTCCATTATCCTTTCCGTCAAGTAAGTTTGTTCCGACATAAGTAAATCCCCTTCCAAGTAAAAATGTTTTCACCTATTCCCCCAAATAGGACAAATATTGCATACCGCGTTGCCCTATAATAGGCAACAAAGGGATAGATCTTGGGTTATGTTGGCCCCGCCGCCCCCGCACCGGGCGGCAGGGCCGATATAGCAGATAGCCCATCAGGCTGTCATCTGCTACAATTTAAGCATAGCAGTGCTGCGAAACCCTGTCCACGCACAAGATGGGGAATTGCGCGGCCAATATAGGGCAAACAATCCCCGCGCATGAGATTCTGTCCCGCCACAGGTGAAATATACTTTTGGAGGCGAATAACCATGTCTGCGTTGCAGGAAATTGCGGGAAACATTGAGCAATACCCAAAAAGGATTCGCGAGGCAAAGGAAAAGAAACGGTACACCATCAACGACATTGTAGATCTGTCCGGCGTGTCAAAGTCCGCCGTGTCAAAGCTCTTGGACGGGTCACAAATGGACCCGAAGCTCTACAACTCGGTTGCCATGTGCATGGTGCTGGATCTGTCGCTTGACGAGCTGTTCGGGTTGGACAAGCCTATAGATCACCCGGAATCTATGCAGGCCAGGATACACCAACTGGAGCTGGAAAACGCGCATTTGTCCGGTAACGTAAAAAGGCTGGAAGAAGTAAACGCCATACAGAAGGACCAAATGCGCACTCGCAAACCGGTTATCTTCGTACTGATTGGTATGTGCGCCGTGCTGGCCATGTGCCTGGTGGCGTACTTGTTTATTGACTCGCAAATCACGGCTCAAGGGCTTATCCGCAACGGACAGCCTACCGCCGTGGCGTGGTTTGTTATTGCCGTAGCTGCCACTGCGGTGATAGCCTCATCGGTCATCATCTCTATGGCCCTGCGAAAAAAAGTATGAAAAAAGGCCGTCCCACATGGGGCGGCCATGTCACAATATAAAGGAGGATACAATGAGCTGCGTTAAGTGCGGTGGAGTTTTGCCGGACGGTGCTCTGTTTTGCCCATCTTGCGGAAAGCGGCAATCCAAACAATCCCGCAGGGCCATCAAGAGGCCCAACGGATCCGGCACGGTCTATAAACTGCAAGGCCGAAGGAGCCGCCCGTGGGTGGCGGCAAAAAGTAGGGTGATTATAGGATATTACCCCACGCGCAAAGACGCGCTGGAGGCTCTGGAACGCTTGGCGGGGAAGGATTTGACAGAGCGGTATAACATGACCTTCAGGGAAGTATTTGAAGCATGGAAAGAGGAACATTATAAGGAAATAGGCCCCCGTGGGGTGGAGTCATATAACCGGGCTTTTGACGTGTTCCAGCCGCTCCACGATGCAAGATTCCGCAGTTTGCGGACAGCAGACTTTCAGTCGGTCATGGACAAATATGCGGATAAATCCCACAGCACATGCAGCAAGTACAAGCAGCTTGTTACGCAGATGTCCGCATGGGCAATCCGGGAAGAAATTGCAACAACAAACTTTGCAAAATTTATCCATCTGCCAGAAAACGTGAAAAAAGAAAAGGAAATTTTCTCCGACTCGGACATTGAAAAACTGGAGAAAAACGGAAGCGACACCGCGAAAATTATATTGATGCTGATTTACACGGGCATGAGAATCGGAGAGCTTTTCAATCTCCCGCTGGCCGACTATCACGAAACCTACGTCATCGGGGGAGAAAAGACCGCCGCCGGGCGCAACCGGGCCATCCCCATCAGGCCGGAGGGCCGGGCATACTTTGCATACTTTGCCGCCAGGGCGAAGGGTGCGCTTTTGCTGTCCGGCTATACCGGCCAGCAAATACCGGCAAATTTTCGCCGACGGGATTACTACCCGTTACTGGAAAAGCTCAAGATCGAGCGGAAAACTCCACATGCCACACGGCACACCTACGCCAGCTGGGCCAGAAGATCAGGCATGGCCACGGAGATCCTGCAAAAGATATTGGGCCACGCCGACTATTCCACAACGGCAAATATTTATGTCCACACAGACATTCCGGAACTGATTGCAGCTGTAGACACGGCTGATGTAAAATAGCGTGTTACTAACACGTTACTAACAAGAAAAAGCAGGCTATAGAATGGCAGAACTTTTTGGCGGCAAAAGCAAAGAAAAACTCCCGATTTCTTACGAAACCGGGAGTTTTTTGGTGCGCGGTACAGGACTCGAACCTGTGACCCCATGCACGTCAATTATAGCCTAATAGCAAGCATTCGGTATTGTGCGGCATTATGCGGGATTTAACAGCGGTATGCGGATATTTCGGCGTGGGGAGTTGTAAAATCCCGTTCTATCCCGCATCAGTTACTAACTGGTTACTAACAAATTACACCGCCGCAATTCCGTGGTAGTAGGTAGACAGCTTTTCTTTCGGGCCTTTCGCGTCCTTGTCAAACAGGAACGCCTTGGCCATATCCGCAAAGAACTCGGGCTTGTTTACGCCGTACTTTGCCGCCACGGAGCAGTAGTCTGAATACATCATATTCATGGCTACGTTCCAGTCATCCTCGGTGATGTGCGCAAACACGACACCGGCGTTGGCCGCGAGGGGGGTGGTCTGCTGAACAGTCCAATGCCCGCCGGTGGTGCCGTCATCATTTTCCATGTCGGCATTCCATGCTTTAGCATCCTCTTTGGAAAAATCAGCGGACTCGCACATACATTTACCGAGTTTATCGACCTGTTCCCAGCACTCCGCCATGCTACGGACGGCAGCAGCAGAGCGTTCGGACACAGGCAGTTCCATGTACGCAGACAGTTCCTTTTCCAGTTTTTGCTTGTATTCTTTCAGGTCGTCCTTCATGTTGCACCCCTTACAGCTTCTCGACGGTAACGGCCATGTTGTTTACAACTGCCGCAACGCCGCCCAAGGTCAGGGACAGAATAGAGCTTTCACACCCGCAGGCATTGCGGACGATGGCAGAAATGCCAATATTAACAGTGCCGTTTTCGGCGGCGGTCTGGGCCCCCGTCGCTCCGATAATCGGAACGCCGTCCTTTTGCGCGGTGATAGACACGGTGCCAGCCGCTGAGGGAGACAAGGTGCCGGAGACGTTGACGAGGTAATACCCCTGTCCGCACAGTGTAATGGCATTGCCGTCCTGCTTGATGTTGCAGCCGTACCGGCGGGTAGTATTCCCAACAGGGATGATGCCGTCAACCGGGACGGTTGCGCCGGTGGTGTTGGTGGTATAGATTGCAGATTTACTCATAGAATCATTCCTTTCTAATCGGGCTGATTTTTGTCCATTCAAAAATAGCGGGGCGACTAATGCCGCCCCGCATGCCTCGCCGGATAGGGCGTCACTTTATTCCGATTGCCGGAAATCAGATGTTGTTGCAGCCGCTATTGCAGCCGCAAAACGGAGAGGGGCCTGCATTGTAGGTGTATCCGTTGGGATAACGCACTACGCCGCACAGCTGGTCCCTAATAAACAGCTGATTGTTGGCCTGTTCCAGCTGGGCGATACGGCCCTCCAGCTGAGATTTCTCCAGGGCGGCAAACTTGGCGTCAATGTTGGCGTTGACGCTGTCAATAGCCCGCTGCGTGGTGCAGCAGCACTCAGCCATCTGAGCCTGAATGCTGTTGCCGGTCTGCATAATGGTCATGTTGGTGCCATTCTGCGCCAGCGCCATCTCCTTGCCCAGCTGCCCGATGTTGCCCTGCATCTCATAGCCGAGATTGCAGATGCCGTTGCCGATGTTGGTCAGCCGGTCATTCATCTGACCGAACTGCTGACCAAAGAGAATCTCCTGCTGAGACGCTGCCGTGGCATACTGGCCGAACTCGCCCTGACGGTCCCATCCGTTGTTCCCGAAACCAAACATGAAGAGAAACAGCACGACGATCAGGAACCACCCAGACCCCCAACCAGTTTCATCGTTTGAATTACGGGTAACAGCAGCGATGTCGCTCAGAGACATACTGTCCACGAAAATCATCCTTTCTAAAATTTATTACAAACCGTGTCGACCCGGCTTGTTGACAAACAAGAACAAAAACACTATAGTAGTAGTACACTACTTAACCGGGAGGGTATTATATGACTACATGGGCCATTGCCGTCGGATATTACGGAAAGTATGAGGTAAGCAGCGACGGTCGTATCCGAAACATCATTACCGGGAAAATACTGATCCCCAGCGTGTCCAAGACGGGATACCTGTTTGTAAAACTCGATAGGCCCGACCTACCAAGAAAAAACGCCTTTGTTCATCGCCTTGTTGCCGAAGCATTCATTCCAAATCCGCAAAACAAGTCGCAAGTAAATCACAAGGACGGAGACAAAACGAATAACCGGACAGAAAATTTGGAATGGGGCACCCCGGCGGAGAACGTTAGGCACTCATATTCCGTGCTGGGGAAAAAGCCTTCAATGGAAGGGAAAACCGGGGGGCTGAACCGAAACTCTATCCCTGTTTACCAATATGATTTGGACGGTAAGTTTGTAAAGAGTTGGGATGGGATTTCGGCTGCTGCTCGTGCGGTAGGATGCAATCCTTCACAAATCATCAACCAGATAGCCGGAAGAATTGTTACTTGCCACGGATTCCTATGGTCTTATGAAGAGGCTGAACATATTGATGACTCCCGTGTAAAACAGAGAAAAACTCATAAGCATTGGGGTTTATCGTAAAGCCCGGCTTATTTCAGAAATTGCATAAACTCCTTCGCCTTCTGCTGGAGCTGCTGAAACTGCTCTTGGCTCATCTTCCCGCTTTTGAGCATCTCCTCCACTTGTTCCTTCGCCCGCTGCGGGGTCATACCAGCCGCAAACTTGCGGAACTCCGCCAGCATTACAAGGGGGTTATTCGGACTTTTTGCGTTTTGCTGGAGCATCTGAATCATCGGATTTGGCATTTAACATTTCCTCCAATCTTTTCACGCGTTCTTCCAAACTGGTAACATCTACCTTCGCGGGGTCTTGATACGGAGCAATGCTGTATGGAGTAACAGTACAATACCCCGCCCCGTCGCTGACCTTGAGCCACACAATCGGGTCATTCTCGTCCAGGAGTAAGATGGAACTGTTGGGTGCCATGCGGAACGCGTCTGCCCCGTTTCTGCCGTTTACTCTGGTGATTTGGCACGCTTGCTGTGATGCTTGCCCGTATTGCCCCATGTATGGGGCACCGTATCCCTGCTGATATTGGTTGTTGAATCCGTACATCGCCAGCCCTCCTTTGCTTATATGGTACAAAAAAATCGCCCATTCAGATGGCCTGTAAAAGGTCTCTGAATGGGCGATCATGTCCAAGTGAGGTCTATTGATTTGTCAGCGCGTCAACAATTTTCGACAATGCCCTGCGGCGGTTTCTCTTGACGCTTTCCGGCGAGACGTGAAGCGCGTTGGAAACTTGGATATAAGACTTTCGGCGGATATCGCACAAAATAATGCACGATTCCTCATCTTCTGGCAAATCGAAAGATTGGACAAATTCCAAAGCTCTCTTAGGAGCCATGTTGGAAATGTAGTACCGAACGGCTTTGCGACTATTATCCATGGCAAAATAAAAGCCGTGGGCGTGCGGGCGCAATGCGCGGGCAGGGAGCGCGGCGTTACGTCACTCCCCGCCGTCCAGAATGTTTCTTACTTCTTCCCCTGTACGATGAACCCACTAAACCCGGCCGTTTTCAGGCGGTCCAGCATCTTATCGGCGTTGGCGCGGACGGCGAAGGCACCCACCTGGACCCGGTACAGGGTATCGCTCTGGGCAGGCTCGGCGGGCTTGGGAGTCTCTTGCTTGGCCGGGACGTATTTTACGCCCAGGTACTTGCACAGGCCCTTGGCGATGGCCTCACCGATGGCCGTGGTGTGCTCCACGATCCACTTGGCGCCCTCGGCGGTGTCGTGGAACTCGCACTCGCAGTACACCGACGGCGCATTAGGTACACGCACCTCGTAGTAACTGGCCTTCTGGATGTTTTCGGAGGTGCCTGGGGACAGCGGGGCCAGCTCCGCGAACACCGCCTTGCAGGCGTCGTAGCCCTTGCCGGGGATAGCAAAGCAGAACATCCGGGTGCCCATGACCTTGCCGTTAAAGGCGTTGGTGTGGACGCAGTTGTGGATGTCCGCGTGCCAGGCGTCGGACTCGGCGCATCGCTGGGCCATGGTGGTGCCGAAGGCAGCCAGCTTCACCTCCACGCCGCTGCGGCGCAGAGCGGCAGCCTCCGCTTCGGCGATCTTCTGGCACTGGACGTGCTCATTGGTATTGCCCCAGGCATAGCGGTTTTCCGTCTGGTCGCTGGGGGAAATGTAGACCTTCTTACTCATTGTTGTCGTCCTCCTCTCCCGGCAGATTGTCCGCCGCCGTGTCCTCGGTGTGTACCTTCAACTTCTTCAGCAGGGCCTGGAGGAATCCGGGCACCGGCGCACCGATGGCCGACACATTCTCCAGAATGGACAGCAGCTCGTTGATCACCAGCCAGATAATGACGATGCTGGCAAACAGGAACCCCACCGGCCAGTCCCAGCCCAGGGCGTCGGCTCCGTAGCGCAGCAGCCAGTCTACCACAGCGGCCACGGTGACGATGACCAAGTAGCCCACCTTCTTCAGGATGCCCCGCAGGCCCACCCGGGAGGACAGTTCCCCGGCGTTCCATGCCTTGGTCATGCCGGTGGCGTAGTCCAGCAGCATCACCACCACCAGCACCAGCACCGGCACCAGCAGCTGCACCCCGTAGGCACACAGCGCCCCCAGGGC